GATTGTATAATAGGCGTACCCATCCGCGTAAAAATTGGACGGCTCGCCGTTGGGTTCCAAGGACAGGGATACCGCACCCGGCATAGCCACCGGCGTCCCAAAGGTCACCTCCCCGTCATCATCTACTGTAATCAACGCGTAATGCACGTTGCAGATATTAAATTTTACCTTATTCTTCTTCGCAGACATTTCCTGCTCCCTCCATTTCCTTATCCGTCCTGCCCTGCGCTTTCCCCGCCTGCCGGCATCTCAAACATATACAGGACTTCATACAGCTTTTCGCTGTCGATCCAGGTCTCCGATTTCTCATAAAAAATACCGCAGGCATCCAAAGCATCTTCCAGCTTTCTCTCCGCGGCTAAGTCCTTCTGGTCCGTATATAATTCCACCCGCACCTCGCTGATCCGGTAATAAACCTTTCCATCCGCGGAAAAGTTATCGCTCCCCGGCAGCAGGTAACAGAGGAACGGCGGATCCGGCGCCTCCCCTTCCGCGAAATGGTCATAAGCATAGGGGAAGCCGGTGCTTTTCAAAATATCCAGAAGTTTATCCATGTCTCAGGCTCCTTTCGATCTCTTCTTCCAGCTGCCGGATTCCCTTCTCCTCCGCCGGGGCGATATGGGCTTTGCCCTCCACCCGTCCGCCGTCCCGTTTTGCATGGCCATACTCCAGCAGATGGGCCAGCTGATAGCGGTTTTTGGAATGGACAGTCAATGTCAGGCTGTTGGATGTCTCTTTTGTCTTTTTCACCGCCCAGCTTTTGGCGTAATCCCCGGTATCCTTCGGGGCGTTGGCACGGATCTCCTTCCTTACCGTCTCCCCGGCATCCCTGACCGCCTGCTTCACATCCTCGGCAGCCAGATCCGCGTATTCCTCCAAAGTCTCCATAACAGTGTCCGCCAATTCCCCGATCTGTACCGTCTGTCCCATGGTCACCGCCTCGCTTTCTCACACCGGAACTTCAGCGCTTTCTTCTTATAGTTCATGTGGTCCACAGCCGCGATGTTGTAGATTTCCCCTTGAAACAGGATACGGAAACCGTCCGCTGTCACCTCCGCCGCCCGTTTGCAGAAACGGATAGTAAAAGCAATGTCAGAATCTACGACCGTCAATCCGGCGGCAGCCTTTTCCCGCCCGCCTTCCCCGCTGACCGTGGCATGACAGGTATAATAATCCTCCCAGACATTTCTTCGGTTTCCGATATCGTCCGCAACGACGGAGTTTTTCTGGAAGGTCACTTTTACATTCAGAAGAGCGATCTCCATCAGAACGCCTCCTTCCGGCTGCCGAAGAGCAGAGAGCGCAGCGTCAGGACCAGGGCATGGTGGTCAGCTTCCTCCCGGTGTTCATACAGATAGGCCACGGTATACATCACCGCCGCTTTTCCGTTTTCTGCCTCCTGCAGGCCGCTTTCCTCGTCCGTCCGCAGGATATCCATGCACATCCGCTCCGCTGACGCCAAAAGCGTGGTGATCAGCCCATCGTCTTCATCGTCATCCACCCGGAGATAATTTTTCATTTCTTCCAGCGTCACCATCATCCCATTGCCCTCCTTCCTTACCAGCGGCGCCCCTACATAAAAAGACGCCGCCCGCTTTTTCCCATCAGAACTATCAAGCGCTGGCCTTCTGCGCCAGTACCTTCACCGCTTCAGACAGCACCAGCTTCCCATCCACCCTCTGGGATCCAAGGAAGCCCACCTGGCCGTTGGCGGCATACAGTTCATTCAGCCGCTTAAAGGAACGTCCCTGCCGGTCCGCGATCCAGTAATAGCTGAAATCGCCGAAGGCAATGGTCTTTGCCCCCGCCGCGATCACCGGCATATAGGCGGAGGTCTTCACCGGCCTGCCAAGGATCGTGTCCGGCGTACCGGCCGCAAGGGAAGGCTGCCACAGGTACTGCCCCGTGGAATCCTTCAGTTTCCGCACCGCCTTGATGGTGGAATCGTTCAGCACCCATACCGCCTTCTTCCGGTACGGGGATTTCAGGGAATAGAACAGGTCCATCAGCTCATCTGCTGTTACCGCCGTAGAAGACGCAGCTGTCACCCCGGTCTGGGCGCCGCCGGTGGCCGCAAGGATGCCCAAAGGCTTCCCGGAACCGTCCCCGCTAAAGAACGCCTCTTCCTCCTTCGCCCCGATCCGGCGGGCAAATTCCTTCGCGATATAGGATTCCAGGTCAAAGACGCTGTCGTTTAAAAGTTCCTCGGACACCTTGATCATGGTACCCACTTTGTATGCTCCGATAGATACCTGGCCAAAGGAATCATCACTCTCCGTATAGGCCCCTTCCTCATCAATCCAAGAGGCCGTCCCTTTCGTTGCCACCACCGGGATCTTCCGGTCGCCGCTGGAAGTGCGGATCACGTTTGCCAGCTGGCGGAACACGTTTTCCTCTTCCAGGGCTTCCACCAGAGTGCGCTCATACTCATCCGGCACCAGGTACCCGCCCTCGGAATCCGTTCCTTCCTCCAAAGCATTGACCACACTGGGAAGCGGCACCTTGGAGCGCATGGCGTTCCAGAAGTTGGCCTTGTATTCCTCCGAAGCCCTCCCTGTCTTTTCCTTTCCCGCGCCGCCGGATGCCGGACGCCCGGTCAGGGGCGTATTCACCGGCTGGGACAGTTCCCTCTCAAAGGCTTCCTGCCGCTCCATCCGGGCAATCTCTTTTCCCAGATCCGTGATTTCCTGCTCCATGCGGGTATAGGCGGCGTCATCCTCCGCAGACAGCACACCTTTTTCATTCCTGTGGGAATCCAGAAAGGCTTTCGCCGCCTCCCACGCCTTCGCCCTCTTTTCTCTCAGTTCTAAAATCGTCATCGTCATGTCCTCCTCTAATTCTTCAATAAATTAAGCCGCTCGTAGAGACTGTCTACGCTGCGGCCTGTCGGTTCGGTTTTCTGTTTTGTCCTGCACTTTGCCGCGATCTTATCCATTAAGGAATTGACCGCGGCGGCTTCGGAATAGAGCATGGATACCGCGGGCGGCTCCATGTCATCCGGAACTTCAGAACGTTTCAGGATCCCGTCGGCAAATCCCAGTTCTACTGCTTTTCCGGCATCCATCCAGGTTTCCGCGTCCATCATGTGGGACAGCTTTGTCCGGGATAGGCCGGTCTTGATCTCATAGGCGTTGATGATGGAATCCTTCACGCTTTCCAGCATCTCAATGGCCTTCTGCATTTCTCCGGAATCTCCCCAGGCGATCGTTGCCGGATTATGGATCATCAGCATCCCCACCGGCGAGATCAATACCTTTGTTCCTGCCATGGCGATCACGCTTGCGGCAGACGCCGCGATCCCATCAATCTTTACCGTGACATTTCCTTTATAATCCATCAGCATGTTGTAGATCTGCGCCGCGGCCACACAGTCCCCGCCGGGGCTGTTGATCCAAACCGTGATATCGCCGCTTCCCGCCATCAGCTCTTCCTTAAAAAGAACCGGCGTGACTTCATCGTCATACCAGCTCTCCTCCGCAATCGTCCCATTCAGGAACAGCACTCTCTCAACGTTCTCTTCGCCGGAATCCTGATCCCGGATCTTCCTGCTTTTCCAGTTCCAAAACTTCTTCATCGGATTTCTTCCTCCTCTTTATTTCCTGCTGCGAACAATCCGGCATCCGCAAGCTTCGTCATGTTCCCGTTGATCAGGTACAGATCCCCGCCCTGCTCCGCCGGGATCCGGTCCAGGTTTTCCAGTTCCCGGATATCATTGGCGCTCATCCAGCCGTTCTGCCTTGCCGTGGCGTAGCCGTTCATCCGGCTTTGGTAGTCCCCGCGAAGCAGGCCGTCCACGTTGAACTTAATGAAATACTGCTTTTTCTCTTCCCTGGACAGTAAAGAACGCACCATGGACTGCTCCCACCGGGACACCCAGGGATCCAAAGTATACTTCACGAATTCCAGGGACTGCTGCTCGATATTGTTGAAAGACGACTTTTCCAGATCCCCGATCATATGGGGCGGAACCCGGAAGATCCGGGCGATCTCATCCAACTGGAACTTCCTTGTTTCCAGGAACTGTGCCTGCTCCGGCGAGATGGAGATGGGCGTATACTTCATCCCTTCTTCCAGCACCGCCACCTTGTTGGCGTTCCCGGATCCGCCAAATGTCCTCTGCCAGCTTTCCCGCACCCGGCTGGGATCCTTGATGGTCCCCGGATGTTCCAGCACCCCGGAAGGCGCCGCGCCGTTGGCGAAAAACTTCGCCCCGTATTCCTCGCAGGCCATGGCCATGCCGATGGCGTTCTTCGCCATGGCGATGGGCGAATAGCCCACCAGCCCGTCAAAGCCCAGCCCTGGGATATGCAGCACCTCATAAGGGGAGAGCCGCACCACAGATCCCTTCATGGTCGGGGCGTCATCGGAACACAGCGTATATTCATAGTACAGCTGCCCTTTCTCATCTCTATCCACATACATCCGGTCCGCCATCAGGGGATATAAGGCCACCACCTCGCCCCTTCCATTCCGGATAATCTGGGCGTAGGCATTGCCCCACAGAAGCAGGTGCGTCATCAGCGTCTCCCGGAACACGAAGGACGTCATCTCCGGGTTCGGCTCGTCATGGAGCAAAAAATAAAGCGGATGTTCCACCGCTTTTTCTTTCCCGCCATCATCGGTATATCTATAGAATTGTAATGGCAGGCTGGCCACCGCCTCCGACAAAATCCTCACGCAGGAGTACACCGCCGTCATCTGCATGGCCGTCCGTTCATTCACCCGCTTCCCGGATGTGCTCCCTCCCATAAAGAAGGCATAGCCGCTGCCAGACGTCCGGTTCTCCGGCTTATCTCTGCTCCTTCCAAATCCAAACAAACTTAAAATTCCCATGAAAACCTCCTGATCCTGTCAAAACACCAGCAGTCCTCTGGTATCGTAAACAGATTCCCTGGTATCATTCCCGCACCGGATCGCCCGGTCCAGCCCCATGATCGCCGCAATCGCTCCATCGATCTTCTCCGTGGACTTTTCCTTATCCGCCTTGATGTTCCCCGCCGGATCCGTACGGATAAAAATGTTGTCCATCATCCACCGCAGTACCGGATGCCCGCCGTGGGCAATCCTTTGCTCCAATGTCAGCTTCATCAGTTCCTTGGTGGGCGGCGACATATCCTTAAATCCCTGGCCGAAGGGAACCACCGTGAATCCCATGCCTTCCAGGTTCTGGACCATCTGTACGGCACCCCACCGGTCAAAAGCGATCTCCCGGATATTGAACCGTTCCCCCAGGCGCTCAATGAATTTCTCAATATAGCCATAATGCACCACATTCCCCTCTGTGGTCTGCAGGAACCCCTGCCGCTCCCACACATCATAGGGGACATGATCCCTGCGCACCCGCAGATCCAGCGTCTCTTCCGGGATCCAGAAATACGGGAGCAGCTGGAATTTATCTTCCTCATCCAGGGGCGGGAATACCAGGACAAACGCCGTAATGTCCGTAGTGGAGGAAAGATCCAGACCGCCGTAGCAGACCCGCCCTTCCAGTTCCTCTTCATTGACCGCGAAAGCGCATTGATCCCATTTCTCCATAGGCATCCAGCGCACCGCCTGCTTCACCCACTGGTTCAGCCGCAGCTGCCGGAAGGAGTTTTCCTCTCCTGGATTCTGCTTTGCTGACTCGCAGGCTGCCCTCACCTTGTCCATCCCCACCGTGATGTCCAGAGACGGGTTGGCCTTCTTCCAGACCTTCGGATCAGTCCAGTCGTCACCCTCATCCGCCCCATAGATCACCGGGTAAAAAGTCGGGTCGATCTTCCGGCCTTCCAGGATATCCTTTGCCTTCTGGTGCGTCTCATAGCAGATGGAGTTGGTATCCGTCCCCGCTGTAGTGATATAAAAGAACAGGGGCTGCATCCTTGCGTCACCGCTGCCTTTTGTCATGACATCAAACAGTCTCCTGTCCGGAGCTGCGTGCAGTTCATCATAGACCACCCCATGGATGTTGAATCCATGCTTGGAATAGGCTTCCGAACTGAGTACCTGGTAAAAGGAATTGGTCGGCAGGTAGATGATCCGCTTCTGGGATGCCAGGATCTTTACCCGCTTGGAAAGCGCCGGACACATCCGCACCATATCCGCCGCGACATCAAACACAATCGTCGCCTGCTGCCGATCCGAAGCGCAGCCATATACTTCCGCACGCTCTTCCCCATCCCCGCAGGTCAGCAGCAGGGCCACTGCCGCTGCCAGTTCGGATTTCCCCTGCTTCTTAGGGATCTCAATGTATGCCTGATTGAACTGTCGGTACCCATTCTCTTTGATCGTCCCAAACAGGTCCCGGACAATCTGCTCCTGCCAGTCAATCAGTTCAAACTTCTTTCCTGCCCATTTCCCTTTCGTATGGCACAGGCTCTCAATAAACGCCACCGCGTAGTCCGCAGCCTCTTTGTCATAATGGGAACCCTTCGCCATGAACCTGGTCTGCTTATACTTCTTCAGTTTTCTCACGGCTGTACCATCCCCCCTTACACGTATTTCAGCCACTGCCTGTACACCTCATTGGCAATGTTCGCCATCATCACCGGCGGCACGCTCATCCCGCAGACATAATTGACTTCCTGATCCATGAAATCATAATCTTCCGGAAACGTCTGTGTCGCCACATAATCATGGACGGAATATTTTTCCCCGTCACAGAACCTGGTTACAATCGCGCAGGCGGTATTGGTCGGCGCCACCCGGCAGTCTTCCACAATGGCATTGTTGAACATGGACAGTTTTCCGCGTTCCCTAATGGAGATATCTGCGAAACAGGTATCCCCCTTCTTCCTTTTCGCCACCAGCTCCGTCATTAGCGCTTTCTGGTAGGGAATCCCATGCTCGCTCCGCACTTCTCCGAAGCGGATCGACTTCTCATGGAAATCCAGCTTCAGCTTCGGCAGGTCCAGGTCATTGCGATGGGCAATAAAAAAGACACGTCTCCTCCTCTGCGGAACCCCCATGGTATGGGCGTCCAGCAGGAAGATCTGTGTCGCATAGCCCGCCGCTTTAAAGGCTTTCAGCAGTTCATTCACATAGCCCCTGGCGTTGCCTTTCAGCAGGCCGGAAACATTTTCCGCGATCACTGCCTTAGGCTTTAAAATCTCTGCTGTCCGGATGAAATGCAGGAACAGATCATCCAGCCGCTGTTTCTTCTGTCCTTCCCGGAATGCCTTTTCCTTTCCCCATGCCTTCTCCCGGTCCCCGGCAGTGGAGAATACGGAGCAGGGCGGCGACCCGTCCAGGATATCCAGATGCCTCAATTCCTCCGGGTAGACCTGCAGCTGATTGAATTCCCGGATATCCATCAGATACGGATATTTCGGATGATGGTTCCGCCTGTACAGCTTCATCATCTCCGGGTCAATCTCACAGTTCCCCAGCACCGTATACCCGGCAAGCTTATATCCCATGGAAGAGCCTCCGCCGCAGGAGAAACAGCTGAATACTGTTTTTCCGTTCTTTGGAACGTCCTTCAAATCATCCATCCGCCATTTCCATGGGAACCTGTGGTCAGTTGAATTTAAAGCCGCATCTTGGGCATTCGTGCGCGAATTCCTCATCTCCAAACTCCCCCTCGTCATACTCCTTATTGCTTCCCGTATCGTCCGGGTCCTCACGTACCGCAAACAAGTCTGTCACCTCGTCCTCACGGAAACCGGTCAGGGATACGTCAAACTCCTCTCCCTGCAGGCTTTCAATCTCGATCCTCAGAAGTTCCTCGTCCCATCCGGCGTCCATAGCCATACGGTTGTCCGCCAAGATATACGCTTTCTTCTGGGCTTCGCTCAGATGGTCCGCCAGCACACAGGGAACTTTTTCCATCCCTTCCTCCTGCGCCGCCAGCACACGCCCATGCCCTGCGATAATCCCGCAGTCCCCATCAATGATTACCGGATTAAGGAACCCGAATTCCCGGATGGATGCCCGCAGCTTCGCGATCTGCGCCGGGGAATGGGTTCTTGCGTTGTTGATATACGGTACCAGCTTCGCGGTCTCCACCATCCGCATTTTATTTTCTGTCTTCACGTCAATTCCTCACTTTCAATTAATCCACTTAATCACCGGATCTCCGGAAAATCCTTTTTCCCATACAAACCATGCATAAGCGACAGCACTTGAGGATATTTTCCCAAACTCCCCGTTTATCGCGCATACCAGCCTGGACGCGCTTACATATACCGTCCTCGGCGGGTTGTCCAGAAAAAACTGTTTGCGGGTTTTCCCTTCCAGGAACTGCAGCTTCAGAAACATCGCCACCTTTCTTCCCGGTTTGACACTGTCCAGTGCCTTCCTGACAAAATCCAGCGCATATTTATACGGCGGGTTTGTAATGATATCCCCGTCAAATAGTTGATTCGTCTGCAAAAAATCAACAGGTTCCGGGAAACCGAATCCTCTGTAAACCAAATCTGTGCTGACTACATGGTATCCGTGCTTTTCCAATACCTTCGCCAAATGCCCTTCTCCGCAGGCGCATTCCCAAACAGAAGGGGCAAATCTTTCTTCATGGAGCAGAAGCTCCATGGCCTTTGGCTCCGTGGCATAGTAGTCATCCTTCTGCCTGACACCTGGACTGTGATTCGATGCTCCCAGAATGGTATAAATGCTTTTGCAGTTTCCAATCCAGTCTTTGTCTGCTTTTCCTCCTTTGCATTCTGCCTGCGTTCTGGCTCCCATCACAATCCACCCCTTGCCCGGAGCAGCCGCTCCATCACATCATCCTGGGGCGTAGACCCCTGCCACTCCACCGAGCAGTTCTCCTTCACCACCTGGTAGATCTGATACCAAATCTGGTTGACCTGCTTCATATACTGCTGGGACATGGAAACATACGGGGAAGCGATGGCGTTCCCGGTTGTTGGATGTTTTGCAAGGAAGCCATACTCTGAAATACATTCCTCGCACTGGATCCACCGGGATACGGACACCGCGTACTGCTCCACCAGCTGGATATTGACCAGCCTGTCACATCCCCGCTCCCTCAGCCATTTCCATGTCTCTTCATACATCTCTGCCGCGCAGAAGCTTTTTCCGCTTTTCTGCTTCGCTTTCAGGTAATCCTTCACCGGCGGCATTTCTTCCCCGGACATTTCCGAAGGCTCCGGCAGATCCAGGACCATTGCCGTGCCGCCGTCATTGATCCGGTCTGTCAGCGCTTTCTTTTTCCTTCCGGCGCCGACCCTTGCGCCGCCCCGGCCTGTCCCATCTCTGGCCATGGCCTTCACCTCTTTCCTTTCCGGGGGCAATACCCCCTTTGATTTCCATTTTTTGTACACGACACCCCCGCACCGTTCCCCAAGAGAAAGGCTGCGGAGATTTTGACCGCCCCTCCCCGGCTGAACTTTCACCGGTTATGCCAGCGGTCTCCATTCTCCGCGTGGATCTTCGCGTGGCAGGACCGGCACAGGGCGATCAGGTTGCTCCGCTCATGGGTGCCGCCTTGAGACAGCGGCAGCTTATGGTGGATCTCCTCGGTCTTCACATACCGCCCTTCCTTCAGGCACTGCTCGCACAGCGGATGCTCCGATGCGTATTTATCACGGATCCGTTTCCATGCCCGTCCGTATCTGCGGCGTACAGCAGGATCCCTGCCGTACTTCTCGTAGCGGCGGTTCTCTTCTTTCTGGTGTTCCTCACAAAACCTTCCCTCCGTCAGGTTCGGACATCCCGGCCAGGAACATGGCCGTTTCGGTTTTCTCGGCAATACTCCCACCTCCTTCGGGCATAAAGAAAGCCCTGGGGAATCGCTTCCTCAAGGCTCTCTCTTTTTATTTTCCGCATCTTAACAATATCACAAAGGCATACTGTAATGTACTTGATTTTACTGTATTGTTTCAGGAGTTTTGATTTCCGCAAGGGCTTTCCTGTGAAGCCGGAATACATTATCAATGCCATAGCCAAGCTCAATCGCGATTTCTTCCCATCTCATATAGGACAGGTACCGCAGTTCCAATACTACCTGAAGTTCCGCATTCTCCACAGCTTTTATTCTGCGGACAATTCCCTTCTTCAATTCCACCAGCTGAAGCATATCCTGGTTGATTTCTGATTCCAGGTCTATGATCCTGCAGACAGTATCTTCCATTCTGGAACCATCCCTGTTCGGACTCTTCGGCATATCTGAATAAGCCGCTGTGACCTTGGCCGCCAGATTATGAAGTTCCTCAATCTGATTCAGCTTGCTCTCAATCCGCTGGTTCAGCCCGAATGCCTGGGATAAATACTTCTTTGCTTCCTGCTGCTTTCTGTTCATAAGCCACCTCCGATTGAAATCTGTAAATAGTTCCCCTCGGATTGCCTCCCTTGATTGACTATGATGATCTTATCTCTGCCTGAAGTTTGCGGATCAAACACTCTCCATCCACAGAAGTTAGTGTCTGATACCAGCCGGAACGGAAAAAGCGCTCAATCCGCAAAGCTTCATTTACGGCATCCTTGTTTTTAGGGTGCGCTTTTATTTTCTTCAGCGCTGCTCTGTAATCCTCTGCCGCCTGCACAATGATCGCGTTCGCAAGATTCTCATAAGCATTCCCTGTCTGTTTGTTGACTGCTGCCACCTGCCATCACCTCCGCTCTCACAGCATCGATCAATGCCCTCTGTGTATGGTCTTTTGTTTCCAGCGCATGCATGATCTGCTCATCAATCGTCTTTGCCGCAAGGATGTGGATCACGGACACCGTCTTCTTCTGTCCCTGCCGCCAAAGCCTCGCCACCGTCTGCTGGTACAGTTCCAGGCTCCATGTAAGCCCGAACCACACCAGGATATTCCCGCCGCTCTGAAGGTTCAGGCCGTGTCCGGCGGATGCCGGATGGATCAGCCCCACAGGGACTTCCCCCTCATTCCACCGTCGGATATTCCGTTCCTGATCCAGTCTGGCGAAGCCGATCTTAAGTCCGGAAAGCCTGTCCTGGATCCGTTCCAGGTCATGCTGGTACCAATAGGCCGCAAGAACCGGTTTCCCGTTCGCCGCCTCAATGATATCCTCCAGGGCATCCAGCTTCCGGTCATGGATCTTCTCATAATCGCCGTCATCAGAATATACCGCCCCGTTTGCCATCTGGGACAGCTTCCCGGACAGCGCTGCCGCGTTCGCGGCTGTCACTTCCCCTTCCGGCAGCTGTAAAAGAAGGTTCCGCTTCATCCGCTCATATTTTTCAAGTTCCGGTTCATCCAGATGTACCATGTATCTGGAATTCACCAGTTCCGGCATCTTCAAATGATCCGCTGATTTCATGGAAATCGTGATATCAGAGATCCTGCCATAGATCGCTTCTTCCGCCCCCGGAAGGAGTTTATAGCTGTATACGACATGCCCGTTCGTCTTATCCGGCATGAAATACCGGCTCCGGTACTGCCCGATAAACCTTCCCAGCCTCTGCCCCATATCCAGAAGCTTATATTCCGCGAACAGGTCCATCAGCCCGTTGGAAGAAGGCGTCCCGGTCAGGCCAACAATCCGTTTCACCTTCGTCCGCACCTTCATCAGCGCTTTGAACCGCTTCGCCTGCCAGTTCTTAAAAGACGACAGCTCATCCACCACTACCATGTCATAATCAAACGGCAGGCCGCTCTTTTCCACCAGCCACTGGACATTTTCCCGGTTGATCAGGTAAAGATCTGCCCTTGCTTCCAATGCCGCCATCCGTTCTGTCTCTGTTCCCACTGCCACGCTGTAGCGGAGATCCGATATATGGTCCCATTTTTCGATCTCATCCGGCCAGCTCATTTTTGCCACCCGGATCGGCGCGATCACAAGCACCTTGCGAATCTCAAAACGGTCAAACATCAGGTCATAGATTGCCGTCAATGTAATGGATGTCTTCCCAAGCCCGCATTCCAGGAATACCGCCGCCGTCTCATGCTCCTTGATATATTCCGATGCGTAAACCTGGTAGTCATGCGGTTCGTATTTCATCAATGATCCCTCCAATCCGCTCCGGGTCATCCAGCACATACACCCGGTACCCTAAAGACCTCAGCAGCCCATGCCTGGACTCCTGCAATGGCCTTGCTTTCTTCCCCGGAGCCTTTACTTCCACAAATCCCATCCTCCCGCCCGGCAAAAGCACGATCCGATCCGGCAGGCCATCAAATCCAGGTGCCATCCATTTCGGGCAGATCCCGCCTGCTGCCTTCACTGCTTTTACCAGCTTCTGCTCCACTGTTTTCTCTCTCATATATCCTCCTCTCCCGAAACAACTGAACCAAAAATCCCTTACGCGCGTATATACATGCGCTGCACACGTCTTCTTTCTATCAAAAACACTATTTATTTGTACTATAAAGAAAAAGTTGTTTCGTTGTTTCATATCTGCTCCAAACCCTGCATGTTTCCATGTTTTTTCACTGAACAACCCGTTAGGAACGGAACAAGATGCTGTTCTGTTCCGACAGGTTGTTCACTAAAATCATTTCTCTCTTTTATAGATTCTCTGCCTTCCATAGATGGGAAGAATCTTTGCCTTCCCCGTTTTGCCCCAGCCAGCGATTCTCTCCATAATGGCGGAAATAGCGTAGCTGTCCGAAGGCTTCATATCCTCTTTCGCCTTTCCGAAGCATTCGCACCAAATCTCCATATTAGAGACTTCCATCCGGCGGACGATGCCGTCCGGCCGCATCGGGTCATCCGCGTCCCGGACATAGTCGCGCCGCTTATAGACATCCATAGAGTCCCAGGTATCCGGCAGGAGCATATCCAGGTATTCCTGCACCAGCCCTTCCCGGTCGTCCCGTTCCATCGCCGCCCGCTGCTCTTCTTTGGCATAAGCCTCCAGTTCCGGCGGAAGATACAGCTTCTCCCCGGCTTTGGCATATACCATGACCTCCGCCCAGACCTGCTTCACCGTATCCGCATCCATATCCCAGGGCTTGTACTTCCCGTTTCCCGGTACCTTCACATTCCAGTAACGCCTGTTGCCGGTAATGTCCCTGAGATACCCGTTCTGGCTGTTGGTGGTGCCGAAAAATACGCACTGCCTCGGATGGGGCGTTACCCTTCTCCCGAAGCTGGCCCGGTACTTATCATCCTGCCTGGAAATAAAAGCTTTTACCTTATCCAGGTCCGCTTTCCGCATCCCGGCAAGCTCCCCGATCTCCATGATCCAGTAGCCCTGCAGCTTCTCCGCCGCCGTCTTGTCATTCATGTCCGACAGGTTCAGGCTGTCCGAGTACCATTCACCGCCCAGCTTCGCGATCAGCGTGCTCTTTCCGATCCCCTGGTCCCCGTTCAGAACAATCATGCTGTCAAACTTGATTCCCGGATGGTACACCCGGCAGTAAGCCGCGCACAGCTCTTTCCTTGTAACTGCCCGTACATATGGAGTGTCCTCCGCCCCAAGATAATCGATCAGCAGCGTATCCACGCGCTCCACCCCGTCCCAATCAGGAAGCGTATCAAAGAACTCCCGGATCGGATGGTAGGACCGGTCATCCACGGCCTTCGTAACGGCGATATCATAATTCCTGGCAGAAAATGTCCCGTATGCCGCGTCCACATAGCAGATCAGCTGGGCGTCATCCGCGTCCCGCCAGAACTTGGCCGGATGCGGCCAGGGAACGTTTCCCCGGATCTCCATGCCGTCCGCCAGCTGGTTGAACACAATCCCCTTCAGGTTCTCATCATTCTCCAGGATCAGCATGAGGTTGTGCAGGTTATTCTTAAGTTCCATGCTCTTCTTTTCATACTGAAGCTGCTTCTTCCACGCGTCCGGATCCGCTTCGTCAAAATCCTCCGCTGCTGCCTGCCGCTTTTCCTCAAAGATACGGAGTTTCACCCGCTCATCCGCCACGGCGAATTCGGCCATGGCATTATAGGACTTTTTCGGGTCATCATCCGGGAACTTATGCACCCTCACCGCGTCAAAAGCGTTCAGCAGCTGCCCGCAGGCCGGATCCGTCGCGTGGAAGCTGTATGCAAACTTCTCATCGATGATGATGACGCCGGCGGAACTGTCTGCCGGGATATAGTCATATCTCCCTTCCATTGCCGACGGCGCGTAAACATCTGGCAAAAATTTTTCAATCGCTTCCCGGATCGGATAAGCACGGCAGAAAGCCCCCACCACGCCGGTCTTCGTAAGCGGATCCGCCTGCTGTTTCGCGGCTTTTTTCACCGCCTCCGATTCCCTGGACGATACCGGCCAGGTGGAAACGTCCCGCCAGTCATCGTACATTCCCAGGTAAGCGTCCGGATCCAGGATATCGCCGTCCATGACCCGGAACACATACTCCCCGTTTGAGGAAGTAGACGGCCAGTACATAAGCCGGTGCGGCTGGTATGTGGTATCATCAAACAGATCCATTCCAATCTCCTGAGCCACCTTGCGGGCAAGGGCCGGGTATTCCTCCTCGGACACATCCCGTTTCAGCGGGAAGATCAGCCGCAGCCGCGGCGCTTCCGGCGTATGCTTATGCGTAGAGTAGACACACATCTCATGGGAATGGAACAGGGAAAGCTCCTCCAGGATATCCGGCGTGCCGTGGTCCATGTCCAGCGTCAGCATGGACCGGCACAGAACCGTCCCGGTCTTTCTCCTGCCGCCCCGCAGGTGCCCGCCGACAAAACCGCCCACATCCTTGACAGCGTCCTGCTGGGGCTTTGTCATCTTCCTGTATTCCTCCACCGTTTCCGTGGTGGTCTGCGTGGTGCTCACCCTCCTGCAGAAATCATCCCAGGAGATCTCATTGTTCTTCCATCTCTTCTCCATACGGGAATTCCCATACGCGATCTTCATCCTGCCATCCCCTCCTTCTCCCGCAGGTCATCGGTAAAATACCGGATCTTCTTGCGCAGTTTCCTGGCCCTTTCAATCTCAGCGGCCATGCCTTCGGAGACCGTATCCCCGAACACCCAGACCTCTTCGCATTTCCCCATGAACACAATGCCCATCTTCAGCCCCAGCCACCGTTCTGTTTCCTCATCCAGGTACTGCGGGCAGAGAAGGTGCGGGGCAATCGGGATGCAGTGTCTCTCCACTGCGAACCTGGAAAATGCCCTTGCCCGGAACGTATTCTTCTCCACATCTCCCGCGTAAGGAGAACAGATATAGACCAAAGGGCGGTACGCGGCTGCCGCCCTAGCCGCGCGCTCTTCCGCCTCGATCCTGGTCAGCGCTTCATATACCACGGGATCGTAATACCCCTCGCTGTTATACTTGCTGATCCCCATGCTCAGTTCCCCCTTTCAATCAGCGGAAGGATTCCGTCCGCTTTCAGCAGGTCATAGATGAAAAGCCTTCCTTTCTGCGTCCAGTACGTATGCACCTTCGTATGCGTTGTCCCGTCATGCGCCGGATAAGCGTGTGTCTTCGTGCTGGTGTAGCCGCACCCGGCATATTTCTGGTACAAAAGCCAGATCTTTCCACCCTGCTTATACTGCACGCCTTTCTCATGCAGGTACTGGTTCATCCGCTTCGCGCTCCATCCATAATCTTTCGCGAATTCCGATACCGCCAGCAGGCTGGGGCTGTTCAGAACCACATCGTAATAGCTTGCCTTCGGCCTCATCTCCGCAAGCTGCTGCTTCTGCACGGCGGCCTCCTGTTCCAGCGCCACCCTCTTCAGCCGCTCGGCCTTAAACGCCTGCAGCGCTTCGATCAGAGCATCCGTGTTATTCACAATGTCATCCAGCGCAAATACTCCGTGCTTCCGGATCGCCGGAAGGACTTCAGAAGTCACCCACCTCTTGAAGCGTTTCGCGGACGGAAGCCTGCTGGAAAGGATCAGGCTGTAAAGACCGGATTCGTTGATAAGCACCGGCGTCTGCTCTCTTCCCATAGAGTCGCGAATCGCTACCCCATCCATTCTGTCCTCTGCATCCACATGCTTCGCAAGAGCATCCCTGGTATTTGCGTAACCAAGAATCTCCGCTACATCCTTACCAACAAAATACGGCTCGCCATTGACTGTGATACTGCGGACCGAGCCGAACTCCGCATTGCTGAATACCTGTAACTCACTCATGAATTACCCTCCTTGATATGAGATTTTTGAAGGGCCTGTTCCCTTCAAGTCACAGGCAGCAAAAAGGAGAGGATTTTTACCCTCTCCCGAAAAATTTCTAATCCTTTTTATAAAACTGGGTTTCGTACCCGTCCGCCCGGAGTAACAGCCCCTCCGCCCAGGGCGGCGTCCTTCCCATCTGCTCGCAGATCGCATCCAGGGAAGCATCCTTCCGGCACTCAATGATCAGTTCATCATGCACATGGGCGCAGATCCGGCAGTGTGACAGCGTCCCCATGGCGTAGCAGAGAATATCCCTGGATATGGCCTGCACGATGTTCTCCACAAACTTCGGGCCGTAGCTCTCGATCCGCTCCCACTTCTTTGTTCCTCCCACGCCTTCATAAGTCACAGATTCCCCGCCGAAACGGTTCTCACCGATCCTCGGCTTCACATAGGCAAGCCTTCTCCCGGAAGGCAGGGTAATGAACAGCATCCCGCTCCGGCACTCAAAACGGATCCCCCGCAGGACAGACGGTTCCCTCTGCTTCACTGCCTTTTTTACCGCCCGGTCCACATCCCACCAGAACCGGACGATATTGGGATTCGCCGTCCGCCAGGAATCCACCAGCGGCTGAAGTTCCTCTTCCTTAAGCCCCATCTCCAATGCGCCCATGGATTTCAGCGCGCCGACAGATCCGCTGTATCCCAAAGCCAATTCCGCGATCTTCCCCTTCTGCCGCAGTTCCGCGTTCCGTCCGTGTTTTTCCACCGCCACCCCGAACATCGCTGATGCTGACGCGCAGTAAATATCGCCATTCCCCGCAAACACTTCCATCCTCCACCGCTCCCCGGCAAGCCAGGACAGAACCCGCGCCTCGATGGATGAAAAATCCGCCACGCAGAACTTATATCCCGGCTGCGGCACAAATGCTGTGCGGATCAGTTCTGACAGAACCTCCGGTATATTCTCATACAGAAGTTCCAGCGCCTCATAGCCGCCGCACTTTACAAGGGATCGGGCTTCCGCCAAGTCAGGGATATGGTTCTGGGGCAGATTTTGCAGCTGTACAATGCGTCCCGAAAATCTTCCGGTTCTGTTGGCTCCGTAAAAAAAGAACATCCCGCGGCACCGGTCATCCTCACAAGCTGAATTTCTCATTGCCTGATATTTCTTTACGCTGCTCTTCGCAAGCTGCAGCCGAAGGGATAATACTTCCGCAATATCACCGGGAACCGTTTTTATCATAGCGGCCACTTCTTTTTTTCCAAGACTATCGGCCTCAATCCCGCGGTCCGCGAGATAACTTTTCAGCTGCTGAACCGAATTCGGATTGTCCAGTCCCGTCATTGCCTGTAATCTCGCCTTCAAATCAGATTTTGACTGCGCGTCTATCAAGAGCGCCTGATCCACCAATTGACGGTCGATCATAATGCCCCGGTCGTTGATCTCCTGGTCAAGGTGATATTCTTCCCAGACGCTTTCCGGTACCGGATAATTGGAGAGCCTGGCCTGAATGGCCATTTCCACTTCTACATCCCGGATATTGTATGTCTTAAATGCCTCCCACTTCTCCGGCGCGTCTGCCGGAAGGTTTCTGGTGCGTCCGCCATTGGACTTAGTCGGCGAGCAGGGCTGGCAGAAATACTTAATAAGGTTCTTTCCCTCCGTCAGCTTCTGCTTTTCCAGACCCAGCACGGTTCCAACGCCTTCCAGAGACAGCGGCAAACCCAGATAAGCCGCCCATACCATGGAGCAGCGCCAGGAGTCCGGCATCAGGTAATCCCCTGTCGGATAACCCAGATAGCGGGACAGGCAGACGCGCTCAAAGTTCGCATTGAAAGCCCATTTGGTGACCGTGTCATCCTCCAGGGCAGCGATGATCTCTGCCGGAATTTTCTCCCCGCAGGCAAGATCAACCTGCCGCACAGGACCGCCATCCACACTATAGGCAAAGAGAATCATTTCAAAATCCGGGGCGGAGGCATATTTATAAACGCCGCACTTGGTTAAATCCACATCCGAAAATGACTCAATATCAATTTCCAGGTTTTTTATTTCAGCCATGAAAAACTCCTCCCTGTCAATACTTTGCTGATTGTCTGGTGTGCCACTCCAAACATAAAACCAAGTTCCGTTGCAGAAATACCGCACCATGCGCCAAAACGGATCGCCTGTACATCATCCTCTGTTAATTTTCTCCAAGCTCTTCCTGAATGCAAAACATCCAGCACGTTTTCTGCCTGGGTATCGTACCGCAAATTTTCAAGTCGGTTATCCGCTGGGTTCCCATTGTTGTGACAGACTACCATTCCTGGAGGCCGTGCGCCTGCGAATGCCAGCATCACAAGCTGATGCACTAAACAGGATTTCCGGGGATCGTTTAAAACAACGCTAAGATGCCCCTCACGACTGTGTTGACCTGGCCTTAATACCCTCTCCTTTATTTGAAATTCAAACTCGCCATACTGATTTGAACTGTGAATTGTCCTGCTCAGACTCTTAACATTGCCCATGCTGCTCACCTGATATTTTCCTTCATATCCGGGTATGTCTTTCCAGATTTCCTCCATACCGCTTCACTCCCTCCTGACCTGAGGCGGCAGATTGCTCCGCCGCCCCAAAGCCCTTGAAATCAATCAAGAAAATCGTCCTCATCCGCTTCCGCGAAATCATCTTCCGCCCTGCTCTTGCCGCCAAGGGGCTCGCCGTCCCGGATCTTCTGCAGGTTGTTCAATCCGCAGGCAATCCCCTTGTTCCCGTTGCTGTTGAATGCGTAGAAATTGATGCTCGCCCTGCCGTACACCCCGGAATACACCTCGGAACGTTCCAGGATCGGGTTCCTGTCCGCATCCACGATTCCCGGCGCCGTGCCGCTGTTTGCGTTCACGAAATAAGAATTTGCGTAGGCCTCGTCATCCGGCCTTTCCGCATCGCCGTCACGCAGCGGTGTCTTCAGCGCGGAAAGCGCCGGTACGGATCTGCCGTTGCCTTTCAGCTTGCTCTGCCCTTCCTCGTAGGCCGCCTGGATCGCTGCCCGGATCTTTTCCAACGTCTTCGTGTCAGACTTCGGGATGATCAGGGACACGGAATATTTCGGCGCGCCGCCATTGATGGACTTCGGCTCCCACGCATTGACATAGCTCCATCTGGTATTGACTCCGGTAATTACTTTTGTAGGGTTATTAAACTTAGCCATAATTCTTTTCCTCCTTAATTTTCACTGAAATCTTCATATGCTGTATTGAGCGCCGGCCTCTTATCGGAATCCGGCACCAGCGCCGGCTTGCCCTGAGGCTTTACGATAAACGGGCCAAGCACTTCCTCAAACTTCTTTTTCCCCATAAGGGCAGTCATGGCGGTAATGCCGAGAAGTTTCTTCTCATAAGGATCATGTCCCGCAGATTCCGCCGCCGAAATGACTGCGGTCTCATCATTGTATTTCCGGTTCGACCTGCCTTCCACGACTTTGAACCCTTCATAATGCGTTCCGGATAGGGCTTGCTGCAGGGCATATTCCTTGACATCTGCCGCCCAGGATACCAGTTCATCGATCTTCGGCAGGATCGCCGCGATCTCGGTCTCTTCCAAAGCGGCAGGCATCTCAAAGTCATAACGGGCAAGTTCCAGGTTGTATTCCGCCCTCTTGCGGCATGCCGCTTTCACTTTGCAGAACCGGCAGTGTTCCCCTGCCTTGAATTCACCCTTGCCCTCATAAGCCAGGGCCGCCGTCGGCTTTAAGACTTCCTCCGCCCAGGCGAGCAGTTCTTCTTTTGCCATGGTACAGGTACTGACGTTCTCACGCCGGGGCTGGAAGATGGTCATGCGGACTTCTTTAATGTCATACAGGCCGTCAAACAATTCCAAAGCGCCCAGCGCGTAACACATCATCTGCGGGTTCTTCTCCGCGGATACAAGGACGCCTACCCCATGTTTATAGTCAATGACCTGCAGTGTCTCATCCGCCACGATCACACAGTCGCCGGTACCGAAACCGTCCTCCACCCATCGGGAAAAATCCAGTCTCTGCTCGATCAGCACCTGCGGATCCGGGCAATGCTTCTTTGCCGCCTCGATCTGTTCGTTGACATAAGAGCAATAGCTTTCCGCGCAGTCCCGCATCTCCTGATCGTAATAAGTAAGGTTTTCGGTCGGATCCGTCACATCCTTGCCCAGTGACTTTTCCACCAGATAAGCACAGAGTTCATGGCAGTCGGTACCCTGCTGCGCATAAGGGCTGGCTCTGTCTTCCTGCTCCGCGCACAGTTTCGCCGAAGGCGGGCATTCCAGCCATCTGTGGCTGGATGACGCCGATAAAAATGCGTGCTTTCCCATTATCCCAGCACCTCCGCTTCCGCCATCACCGCCGCGTATTCCCCTTTATCCAGCGCTGACAGCTTGTCCGCCCCGTGCGCTTCAAGGATCTTCCTGATCTCCGCGGTATGCCCTGCCCTGGACTTCTCCGCCAGGAATGCCCTTACCTCAGTAAAGGTATATTCCTTTGCCGACTCTGCGGGAGCTTCTGTCTTCTTTTCCCCTGTCTCAGAAAAAATCTCTGCCAGTTCATCTGCAATGTTCACCAGGCTCTCCCCGCACTTCTTCAATTCCTTAATCAGCAGGTTCAGTTCATTCATCTTTGACATGTTTCTGCTCCTCCTTCCTCAACTTCACGGATGTCTACGGATTCCACCGTCTGCCCCGGCGACAGGAGATACACCTGCGTAAACTCCCCAAACAGGAACTTAAGCAGCCTTGCCGGGAGTTTCACATCCGCGCCCTTCAGCACGTTCTCCTTACGCCCGCTGGAATCCGAGACGTTAATGACAATCTTATGTTTGACCGCCATTTTTTCTTCACCTCTCTTTCTGCAGGAAGCTGTCTTCCTTACATGTCACAGGCAAGAAAAAAGGGAGAGATTTTACCCTCTCCCGAAAAAACTTTAAAAATATTTCTTAATGCATTCGATCGCCTTATCATAATGGACCTTGGCCACCTTCACACTCACTCCCATAATCTTCGCCGCCTCTGTCCTGGAGTATCCTTCCAGGCCGATCAGCTGGTAAGCCTGTCTCTGCCGGTCCGTCATTTTAGTTGCCGCAATCTCGCGAAGCCTCAGCACCTCATCCGGCACATCCTCATCAAATGGATCATAACTGGCCCCGGCAAGCACGCTGCTCTTGTCCAGTTCCCCGTCATCCGTATCTCCGGCTATGTAATCCAGGGAAAGGTTCCAGTTCATATCAAACTTCTCTCCCGGATGCGCTTCTTCCCATTCTTTCTTCTCTGCCTTCTGCTCCGGCGCCAGTTTAGGATGCCCGTTTTTGACGTTATTAGCCACCTCGTTATCATCCATCCGGTGCAGATCCCGGATCCACACTTCAGTCACGCCGCCCTCGCCCGGTCTGACCACGTTATAAGATCTCCTGTAACCGCCTCGCCCGTCCGGAACATCCACCGAATACCTGTAAACACCTCTCTGATCCTGTCTCGTTTTTTTGACTCTCATAATTGCCTCCGTTCTGGCCTGGAGGCAGTGAGAGCAGGGTACCCGGTACGGACTTTTGACCAAAGTACCCGAAACCAACAAAATGCGCAGGAAAACAAGGGTACTTACACCCGTGTTCCGTCAGTTGTCTTTCTCACAACTGCTTTCCACGGTATGTCGTATCCTGCCTCACTGCGCACATGCGGCCGATATGAATTTTTATCTGAGCATCTTTGAGATACTCATCAGAACCGGCATCCAAAGATACAGGTTCTGGTCAATACCCAAAGTTTCTTTCTTCTTTCAGCCGGACCTTTTATCCCATCCTTTCCTAAGCGCCCTCGATGAAGACTTTTCCGGCCTGTCTATTTACTTCTTCTCCTTTTAAAAATGAAATTGTTCCATTTTTGTAAATCGCACAAAAAAAGAGCCTGACAAAATACAGATGTATTTTCACATCTATACTTCGTCAGGCTCTGGTCGCTATGATTGCTCATACGCCGATTCGCTCAGTACGAACCTTTTTTCTGTGGAAGCTGACCGCAATGACCGATTTGCAGATGGGGCATTTAATTTTGATGATGCCCTCTACTGTCTCCGGATCCGCGTCAAACAACCTTTTATTTTTACAACATGGACAAGCCACATGCACTTCCTGCATATCTTTTCGCCTCCCGCAAGAGGCCAGCCAAAAGGGAATGTCAAACTGACCGTTGGTAATTTTTTTTATTTTCCTCTGCACTGTTTGCCGTGACTTAAATCCTATGGCAGCGATAAATATAGTATATCGAACGTGTGTTCTGTTGTCAATAATTTTCGCGCTTCCAAGAAACCCTGACAAAGTTCTTATTCTGTTGAAATTTACATCGGGCGTTTATGATTCACAGTAAACCCATTCACAATTTGTGTTTTTATGATAACCATGGTATAATTTAGGATTGCCAAAGTGCATATGCTCTGCCCCTTTCCATGCCGCAAGTATAGCAATTTATCTTCTTAAAAATCAGGAAGTAACGGAAGCGGACGGAAGCAAACGGAAGTAGGTGATTTCATGACTTTTTCTGAGTATTTCAACGCTCTGTATCCATATCTGTCTGGCGGCGATAAACCTGTAGATTTTTTTGACAAAATGATTGAGCATTTTATACAAGTGGAGGCTTTGGAAACTTGCCACCTTCTGGATCGTCCACATGACACAAAGACTCGGTATATAAAAAAGAGCAAACCTAATAAAATCAAGCCTGAATATGCACAATACGTATACTCAAAACATAATCCGCAAAGATATCGTAAATGGCTTGACACCAGAATGTGCGCACAAGATACACATTACAAAATTGAAGAATGGCTGAATGATAAGGACATTGAGTTCTATGATGTCTGTGCCGCCTGTGATGATCTGCTGGAAAACATCTTCCTAAATATCGCTCACCCAGAAAACTCGGATGTTAAGCTTCCTGAAAAGGACATGGTAGAAGGCTCAGATACTTTGCAACTGTCAGATAATGATAAGGAGCTATTGAAGGATTTTCACATTGACTTCGACAGCATATTAGAGAAATGTGTCTCAAGTAACGAAGCGGAAGTCTGGTTCACCAACAACCTTGCCACAAAAATACATGGTCTGTACAACGAAAAGTGGAAAAACCGGATATCAGAATTTGAGGATCTCGGTCTTCAGTCAGATATTCTCAGTACCATTGCAACCCTGCAGGATTTCTGTAAAGCACTGGATCCTGACAGTGAATTAGTTCCAGGCTCTTCAGTGCGAAAGCTGAGAATAAAATTAAGAGATAACTACGTCAAACTTCACCCAGACAGCTACGCTGGTCTGTTCCCGTATGACGCATTTATTGACGACTGGAATGATAAAAATGAATTTGACATGTAAATACCAGAATAGAAACTTTTCCTGTTTCTGATTTGATTTGAAAGGACAGATACCTCATGCCTATAATCGATAATCAGATCAGGGTCATCGATGGGGCGATCTGTCGGTACCTTGATAATATAGACAATTCTACAAGAGCTGTAATATCGCAGGATATCCTTGCCCATCTGAAAAATCTGGTGGAGCATGTGATGTTAAAATACTACTCCCCTTACGCAGATATAGAAGATTCAGAAGAAAATATAGAAAAAGCGGCAGAGTACGCCCAGACAGATGGACATCTGAAGGTACTCTACCGCTTCAGGAATTATCTCGATATAGTTGCGTCGCACTACACCCTTGATGAGGATAGTTCCGAACGCTTAATGTTAAAATACTACGACTATATGCTTGAAACGCGGAATCTCCTGTACAGTGATTTCCGCATCGCTATCCTTCATAACCTGGATAAATTTCCGCTGAATCTGGATACTGCCCTGCAGGAGTATTATTCCAAAATCGCTGATAAGATCAGCCGATATAAATCACAGCTTGTCGGCGAAGGAGAAAAATACTATATACAGAAATTAAAGCCGTTCTATGTAAACGGTCGCAAATACTATGAGGTCACTTTCACGACCGCAAAAGACAGAGAGAATAAAGCCGGCCGCATAATTGCCTTCACCAGACTGCCGATCATAAGTAACTACGCCTCAAGGTTTTATCTGGTAAATGAAAATATAGAAATTCTTGGGAAAACCATGCCTGTACTTCTAATCACAGAATGGGAAGTGTCCATGCGCGGATGCGAATTCAAGAACTTTAATTCCATAATTACCGGTAGCAAGCGCGATATCCCATACGGAGAGCAAAAAACCGTTTGCCGCTACATAACAGAAAACCGCTTTACGCTCACTGAAATAATAGACTTTCCGGAATATGCCTATCAAAGGCTCATCAATTCCTGGCGTACCGAAAGTAAGACTGGCTACTTTTTTGATGCTTTGGACAGATGCCGCAGCATAATCAGAGGAAGGAGACCCGGTCAGAATATCCTTCGCTACCTTCTCTATGGAATGCATAACGCAATCATAAAGGATCAGCGGCAGGATGAAGCCAACAGTAACCTTTCCAATCTTTTTCTGAAAAACGGAAGTATTCCGTTTGACAAAATGCCATTTAATCAGTCGCCATTAAACCACAATCCCCGGCTTCATTCTTTATTTGAATGCATTCCGACTTATAACAGAAAGCATGAGCTTCTGGCACGGCAGCTTAGGAACAACACCGAGATTTCCGGCAGAATCTTCACTCCAGTTGAGGAGCTTACACACTACGGTGATATAAAGGGTCTTGCTAACACATATAACGCCACACTGTGGGTCGGTCATAAAGAAAGAAGCAAAATTGTCGTAAAAAACGATTATGCTTACATCAGAGAATACAAATTAGATACTTGCAGCATCATCAAAAAGCTGATTGAACTCAGTAAGATTGAGGATCCGGATTACTCCGGGGATGTTGAACTTTGGCTCATGCTTGATGATTATGAAGTTGACTGCCCGGAAAAGATAGACATCCTTACGCATATGTTTTCCAAATCAGCAGTCGCCGCAATCTACGGCTCCGCAGGAGTAGGAAAATCAACACTCGTAAATCATATCTCTCATTACTACGAGAATAAAGAAAAGTTATACCTTGCCCAGACAAATCCGGCAATCGATAATCTTAAGAGAAGAGTAACCGCTAATGAGGATTATTGCAAATTCTCAACCATCGCAAGCTTCCTTAAATACGGTTACGGCGACCCTGAGTACGATCTGGTTATAATAGATGAATGCAGCACCGTTAGCAACACCGATATGCAGAAACTCCTTGAAATGGTCAAGTTTAAGAAAATCCTTCTTGTAGGAGACACTTATCAGATCAACTCCATTCGTTTCGGGAATTGGTTCACGGCACTTCGTAGCTTTCTCCCTGAAACTTCAGTCTTTGAACTCACTACACCTTACCGGACGAAGAACCAGCGGCTCCTTATCCTTTGGTCAAAGGTGAGAGCTATGGATGACAATGTACAGGAGATCATTGATAAACAAAGCTGCTCCCTGAAGGTTGATGAATCCTTACTAACTGCTGCCGGAGATGACGAAGCCGTCCTTTGTCTCAATTACGATGGACTCTACGGTATCAATAACATTAACCGGTTTTTGCAGGAAAGCAATCCAAACCCAGCAGTTGAATGGGATGTCCAGCAATACAAGGTTGGAGACCCTGTTCTGTTTTTGGAAAACAACCGTTTTCACCCTGTCATCTATAACAATATGAGAGGCAGAATTGTAGGAATTGAAAAATTGGATGTGGGTAAACCGACAGAGCGAATCCAATTTGATATCGAGCTGAAAACGACTATAGATCCAACCGCCACCAGATTCATGCCACTGGAAGTGATTGAAAATCCTGATGGTAAAAACACCATCGTGCGTTTTTATGTTTATAGAGTCAAAAGCACCGATGATGACGATGACGGAAACACTGCCAGAACCATCGTGCCATTCCAGATTGCGTATGCCGTCTCTATCCATAAAGCACAGGGACTGGAATACAGTTCCGTAAAGATTGTCATCACGGATGAAGTGGACGAGCTTATCACACATAATATTTTTTACACCGCCATCACCAGAGCTCAGAAGGATCTGAAGATATACTGGACTCCGGAAGTGGAGAAAAAGGTTCTTGAGCGGATCCGTCCTCGGAATATTGATGCGGATGTTGAGATACTGAGAAATTTTATTAAAGAATCTAATTTAACTAATTAGCAATAATATTTTTCTTCAAACAACTGTAATTTCTATAACTATCCAGAGGTATACTCCAGATAGTACAGATTTTGTTGCTTATAGTCCGTTGTTCCAAACACCGTTTACCCTTATAATATTAAGTTGGAGGTAGGTGTGATGATTCAGGAAACACTCGGCAAACGAATACGTGAACTCAGGACCGGAAACACCGGTCTAAGCCAAGAAAAATTTGCCCATAAGATAGAAATGGACAGAACATACTTCGCTTCTGTCGAAGCCGGCAAGCGGAATATTTCAATATCAAACATCAAGAAGATTGCTGATGGTCTGGGGGTAACACTAAGTGAACTCTTCAACGGACTATAAAATGGAGGACGT